GTTTAGGTTCACGAGCCCGTGAGCGATGCTCTCGTGGTGGCTGACGAGCATCAGGCGCGTCACGTCCTTGTCGGCCGCGGCCTTGAGGACCATCTTGCGGATGCTCATGTCCGAGCCCATCGAGCCCCGGATATCCACGGAGGGGAGGCCCAGGACGTCGCGGATGATCTCCGCGGTCTCCTGTGTCCGGAGCTTCGGGCTCGCCCAGATGAGGTTCGGGATGTCCCCGGAATCGAGGATCCATTGGGCGAGCGTCGCCACGTCGTCCTTGCCCTCGTCGGAGAGCGGGGGATCGTCGGGCTTCGTCGCGATCGAGCCGTCCCAGTCCCCGTAGTCGGGGAGCGCGTGCCTAACGAGGTAGAGCTTCACGTGCCCCTACTCCTCGGACGGCCGATAGGGCTCTGTTCTCCCCATCGTCGCGGAGTAGTTCGGAGGCGGCGCCGGCGTGGCGAGGAATGCCGCGGGAGGAGGAGCGTTGGGGTCGGGACGCGGGACGTTCGTGCGCGTGTAGCGCGAGACCTCGAGGCCGCTCCCTTTGCCGCCGTGCGCGGCGTGCTGGGCCTCCACCGGCTCGTCGACGGACATCACTCGGTGAGAGTGCCAGCCCGGGCCCATCTTGTCGATGTGGTCCCAGGCGGCTTGCGCGGAGAAGAACTTCGCGACGTCCTCGTGCGCGACAGGTCCGCGGGCCGTGACCTCGCGCCCCGTGCGCGCGGCCTCGATGGCCGCCGTATGGACGGCCTGCTCGTCCATGGGGCCACCCTTGCGCTGGGCCTCGACGTAGAAGACTCGGACCACGCTCACGAGCTACCTCCTGCTTCACGGACGCGCGAACGCTGGGGCGCGAGCCTCACGACGATCTTGGCGCCTTGGCTCGTCGATGCTCCCGCGACGAAGACGAGGCGAAAGCGGTCGGTGAACGACCCGTTGACGACCGTCCCCGCAGTCAGCGCGGGCGCGAGGTTCTTGCCCACCGCGACGGGCGCCGCCGTCGTCGTCGACTGGCTGATGGGCGAGCTGTAGATGACCGCCGCATGCCCGGCCGAGAGTTGCGTCCAGTGGATGATGTCGTACCAGCTGAGCCCCTGGTCGGGGCTGCCCTGGAGGTACACGTCGAGCGTGTCGCCCGTGGCCCCGATGAGCTCCGCGTCGACGGCGATCGAGTCGTAGTCGTCGAGGGGAGCCGCGACTCCCGCGGGCGCCCAGGACGCCGCGGACGCCACGGGCTGACTCGACACCGCGGTGCCGACCGCCGCCGGCGTGGTCTCGCTGAAAACGAAGCCTGCTAGGGGCATGGGTCTACGCCTCGCTGATCAAGTAGGAGGTACACAGGCAGCGAACGTGGACGTCACCCGGCTCGTCGCCGCCGTCGAACGAGCCGTCGAGGTCCGAGACCTCTCCGTGATGACTCTCGCAGATCCTGCACGTGTTCTTCTCAAGGACTGAGGACCACACGCGCACGATGCGCTGGGCCTTCAACTCCTTCGCGAAGTCCGAGTCCTCGCGCGCCGCGTCCCTGACGGCCCGGACGTGCTCCTCGTTGTAGGCCCTGGACGCTTCCGTCCTCGCCGTGAGCTCCGCGCGCGTGAGGACCGTCTTCCTCGTGCCCTCTACGGCCTGCCCTACGCTCTCCTCGCGGCGTACGGCCCTCGATACCCCCGACATCGCGAGGGCCCTCCAGGAGGCCGCGACGGCGTCGGCCGCCGCTTCCGCGAGCACTTGGTCGCCCGCGACCCGCGCGGCCGTCCCAAAGCCCGTAGGAACCGCGATGCCCAGGGAGGCTAGCTCCCTCGCGGCCTCCTCGGCGCCCGCCGTCCTAGCCCGTCCTCGGCTGGCCACGAGGGATCCCCCGAGGTCCCGGGCTAGTGAGCGCGAGATGCCGAGGATGGCCGTGAAGAGCGCGGCCTTCCGCACGTTGCCCCCGCGGGTCTGGCGCGCGGCCTCCGCGACGGCTTCGTCGACGGAGCGGGAGACCGTCTTCTGCGCGTCCTTCACGGCCCGGCGCGAGAGCAGGAGGAGGACGCCTGCGCTTTTTCGCTCCGACTTGCGATCTTCCTCTGATTCCTTGTGCTTAGCCATGAGCGGGTCCCGGGACCCGCTCTAGCTCTTCGGCGGCGGGGGCTTCTTGGCCGCGGGGGGACCTCCGGGCTTCGGGGGTCCGCCGGCGCCCGGGACGTTGATGACCGGGGGCGTCGGGTTCTTCGCTTCCTTGACGCGCGCGTCGCGCTCGGCGCCCGTGGCCTCGACTTCCGCGTCCGCCTCGTCCTTCAGGGCGTCGACGCCCTCGTCGATCTCCTCGGCGATCTGAGCGACCGTCGCGGGCGGGAGGTTCGGCACCAGCTTGCCCACGATCCTCTTCGCGTGCTCCTTCTTGAACGTCGGCGAGGGAATCGCGACCTCTTGGAGGGCCAGGCTCTCCTCGATGACCTGCTCCCTGTCGTCGACCTCGTAGGAGTCGAGACCGTGCGCCACCCACACGACGTCCTCGGACCGCGCCTTGCTGATCGTGTCGTAAGTCCGGAGGCAGAGGCCCCGGACCTTCTCGCCCAGCGCGGACAGGACCTTGGCCGTCGCCTCCCCGTCCTTCTGCTTCGAGAGCCCGCTTCGCCCTAGGGAGCCCGGCGTGTTCTTCACCGACGCGGCCATCATGTGGACGACCCGGAACATCTCGTCCTTCAGGCCGTCGAGCTCCTTGTCGATGAGGGCGTACGACTTGCCCGCGGGCTCCACGAACTCGAAGCGGTCGTCGCTCCCGAGTCGTACGGTCCCCCGGCTCTTGAACTCCGCGACGGGGTTGGCGCCGCGATTCGGGTCCTGCTGCTTCTCGCCCGGGAGGTTGAAGCCCGTGGCGGACATCTCGGGGCCCAAGAACGTCGTCGGTATGGCGTGGCAGGAGCGCGACTCCGAGCCAATGAGCTCCGAGCGCCTCCGCCAGTGCTCGAGCTGCTGGGTCCCGACCTTGTTGCCCACCCACAAGCCCTTCGAGAGCTCGAGCTTCAGGATCGGGATGCGGCGGAAGCTCGTCGTGTCGTTGTCGTCGAGGCCGACGAGCAGCGTGTCGTCGGGTGGCTGATTGGGATCGTACTCGGCGACGTAACGCGCCCACGACGCCCCGTCGTCCTTGGACTTTCCGCGCGTCCAGATCGTGAAGATCTCGCGGACGGTTGTCCTCAGGGACGCCGGCGACGACTGCTCCTCGTCCATCGAGTGCGTGACGAGCCATTCGTACTCGCCCTTGCGGTCGCACTTCCAGTCGATGAGCTCCAAAGGCGGGAGCTCGTAGACGTAGCAGCGCCGGAGGTCGCTCGCGTCCTCTTCCGCGCGGTTGACGGGCGCGGGCGCGTCCCGCGGGAGCTCCGGGGCGTCGACGAACAGGTAGGCACGCCGGAGCTTCAGGGCCGTCTTGACGACGCCGCTCAAGATCTCCGAGAGGGACTGCCCGCCCCCGTCCGCGTCCTTCGCGAACGCCGTGTAGTAGTCGCAGTCCGGGTACTCGCCGGGCGTCTGCGGGTTCTTCGCGTCGCCCGCCGGTATGACGTTGACGGGCTGGCTGAAGAGATCGGACGCGAACTGGTCGACGATCTGACCGAAGTACGGCAGGCACGTCGCGAGCTTCAGCCGGTGGTCGTAACTTTTCGTGGCCTCGAAGTTCGACGCCGGGATGTAGTCGCGGGCCTTCGCGAGGAGCTTCCACCCCGCCTCGTACAGGTCCTCGATCTTCGTGAAGAGCTTGTCGTCGTACTCCTTATGGCAGTGCCGCAAGTCCTTCAACGCGATCTGAGCGCGGGGCGCCCCCGCGTCGTTCGCGGGCTGCTCGGGCGGTAGGGAGACGGCGGCGCTCATCCGACGGAGCTACTTCCCGGCCGGCCTCTTGTCGAGACCCTTCTCGGCGAGGATGGCCGCGAGGTCGTCCACGTGGAGCGCGTCGACCAGGCCGCCCCGGCTGTCCAGACCGAGCGTCACGATCTTGTCCCCGTTCTTCGCCTCGCGTCCGTTCCGGTAGTGCATCGTCGTTCTCCTTCAGGCCGATTCGAGGAACTCGAGGTCGCGCGTCACGCTCAGGATGGGGCGGCGCAGGACATCCCAGCCGATGGCCTCGGCCATGATGAGGTCGTCCTTGGCGCCCACGTCGGCCTCGGCCTTGAAGGTCCCGCTCCCCTTCTCGCGCCAGACGAAGAGCTTCATCTGCTCGAGGGTCTTCGTGTCGAGGGTCCGCCACGTGCCGTCGCGCTGCCCCTGCTCGAGGCCCGCGAGCGCCGCGGGCCGGGAAGCGACGTTGGTGTGCCATCCCGGCTTCTGGTCGCGGTCGTGAAAGACGCGCCGGTACCCCAGGACGTTGACGAGTCGGTCGAGGGTCGTGAGGCCCGGGCCGTTGCGCTCCACGACGATGAGGGCGCCGGTCTGCTTGTCGCGCCTGTACGTGAGCGCGAGCCGGACGAGGTGGAGCGCGAGCTCCCCGGGCTTCACCTGGCCGCTCAGCGTCGCCATGTGGACGTTGGTCCCGACCTCGCGGACGATGACCGCGCTCTCGTCGCCGCCCGTGCCCTCGCTGGTGTCGGCGCTGATGCAGTAGTCCTGGCCGTTGACGGGCAGCCCCCAGATCCTCAACTCCGCGAGGGCTCCGCTGCCCCGTATGGGGATGACGCGAAGGGGAGCGCTCGCGTTCTTGAGGAGCGCGAGCGTCGTAGGACTGTCGAAGAACTCGCGGCCACTGAGGAGGAAACACGAGTGGGGGTCACCCGGGTACTCCTGGGCGATCTTGTCGGCGCCTTGAGTGCCGATCATCAGCCGCCGCCACTTGATGGCCTCGGCGGGCACGCCCTCGGACTCGAGCCTCCGCTCCTCGTCGTCGCGGGGCACGATGACCTCCCCGACTTCGAGGACCGTGCCCGCCCAGTAGGAGGGGTGGTGGTACCACGGGTAGAACTGGGCCCGGAAGTGGCTGTTGCCCGCCACCGCCGCCTGCCACGTATCGTAGAAGTAGCCGGCCGCCCCGTTCGGCGTGCTCTCCAGAACGGTCTCGCCGCTCCCGTCCTGGGGCATGGCGTTCAGGAGCACCGTCAGGGTCTCGATCGCGAAGGGACCCCACACCGACAGCTCCGTGACGTGCAGGCGGTTGATGGCCGTGCCGCGCGCCCTCTTCATCGCGGTCGCGCGAGAAGCGCCGGCCTCGATGATGCGGAGACTCGCGTCCGTCGCGTAGCACTTCAGGAGCAGCTGGTTCTCGACGTCGAGCCTGATGTCGATCCACTCGCGGAGGCTCACGAGCATCGTGCGCAGCATGTCCGCGAGGGTATCGCGCACCGAGTGGTCGTCCTCGGTCTGGCACACGATAACGACCCGCGCGCCCTTCACGGTCAGAAACCACCAGAGGTCGCGCGCCATCTCCAAGGTCGTCATGTAGACCTTGCGGCTCTTGAGCACGATGTCCCGGCTCGTGCGGGTCGCGTTTCGCGCACGCTGGATGGGCGAAAGGCGGAGCGCGATGCGCTCGCCGCCGCCCTGCGGGGAGATCTGGAGGAGCGCGCAGAAGCTCGGGAAGTCCCCGAGGATCTTCGCGAGTTCTTCGGGATCTGCGCGGGGGGAATCGCCCGCGGGTCCCGGGACCCGCTCTTCCTCGAGGCTCACCGACCGAGCCACTCGCAGCAGTGAAGGGCCACGAAGAACACGTAGGCCAGCTCGTCGAGCTTTGAAGACCTGTCGGCGATGAACCCGATGATAGGGTTGAAGTCCTGGCGCGTGCTCGCGCAGTCATCGAGGAGCGAGGGCGCGAAGGTCCGGGGCTCCCGCTTGACAAAGACCATCGTGGGCTCCCTATGCCGGGGACTTCCGGTTGTGCTCCACGATCGCCATGAGCTCCGAGAGCGTGGAGGTCCCCTGCGTGACCAGGATGGGGCCTCCCCCGAGTCCTCCGACCTCCCGCTGCTCGGGGGCATCGGCGCCGTGCAGGCGCCGCCGGCTCTCGTTGTTCATCCGGAGCTTGTCGTCCAAGCGCACGAGGAGTGCCTGAGCGGCGAGCCTCGACTGCACGTCGAGGACAGGGACGTCGTTACCGCTCGCGTCCTTCTTGGTCTCGAAGATCATCCGCTGCGCGACCCTGGCCTGCACGTCGAGCCTCTCGTAGGACCGCTCGAGCCGCTGGTCGCAGATCCCCCGGATCTCTTCCCTCTGCGGCGACGGGCTGGACGCGAGGTACTCCGCGAGGTCGCGCCCGACGGTGGCGTGGTCGACGCCGAGCTCCGCGGCGATGGCCCTCTGGCTCATCCCCTGGACGGTCATCTGCCCGACACGCTCGCGCCTCTGCTTGCGCGCGATCTCCGCCGCCTTGTCGCCGGGCATCTTCGGCCGGTTGCCGACTCCGCGCCGGAGCTTCTTCGGAGCATTCGCTAGGGAGGCGTGCTCACTCCTCGACAGCGCGGTGATGATTCTCACTCGCGCCATGGGGTTCGCCAGTACTTTCCGTCGCTTAGTGGACAGCGGGTCCCGGGACCCGCTCGGTCGTCAGTGTGGACGCCCAGCTCCGCGGCTCGGGAGTGGAGGGGGAGCGACGCCTCGGCGGCTGCGGTCCACATGCGCATAGGGGGCGGCGGGCGTGTGCGGATGGCCTCGTCTCGCGTGCCCTGGAGCACGGCCGTCACTCGTGCCGTGGAGTACGTGGAGTCCCTGCGCGCGGTGCACTCGGACGGCGGGGACTAGAAGCGACGGGCGCCCAAGCTCTCGAGGGCCTTCCACACTTGGGCGAGTGCCGACGCGTGCTGGTCCTGCGTCACCAGGTCCTCCGCGCCGTCATCCCGTCTCGGGAGCGGCGTGGGTCCCGGGGTGGTCGGGACTCGCTCGGCGCCCGGGATGACGAGGATGAGGTTTCTCTCCGCACGCAATACGCGCACGACCTGCAGGCTCGCCCTCGTGGCCACGAGGGCGCGGTGGGGCCCCACCTGCCACACAACCTTCGACCCGTACTGATTGTGCAGGTGCCGGAGGAGCTTGCGGGCCGTGTTCCGGTGCACCCCCCACTCTCGCGCCCAGTGGTGGGCACCCCTCGGCGGATCAGTCACGGGGCTTCATCGTCTCCTACTCCTATCCCTTCGCGCGCAGGTCAGCGCTCCGAATTTTTGCCCGCAAGCGCATCCTCGACCACGTTGTAGACGCTCGCGAACGCCATCGGTCCGCGCATTACGAAGCGCTGCCGGTTCTTCGGAGACATCATCTCGCGGATCGCCTCCAGCGCCGTGCGGTACTTCGCCACCTCCGCGTCTCGCACATGCCGCAGGTCGCGCACGCGCTGTAGGTCGGCCGGGTCGACCCAGGAGAAGACGGCGCGCACATCGCAGTCGTCATTGCACGGCGTCATCTCGTCCACGATGGCCACCAGCTTGGCCACGTGCGCACGAAGTTCCTCTAGCTCGCCCATCGTTCGGTCCTCCCGCTTCGTCTCGCGCGCAGGCTAGCTGCGCTTTCAGCGTCGTCCTCGCGTACCTTCGTCGCCGTCGTACTCTCGAATACGACGCGCGGTCGTCTCGTTCGGCTCGTAGTAGTTGGTGGTCGCCACGAGCTTGGCGGCGTCGTCGAGCGCCTTTTGACGTACACGCTGCGGATCGCAGTTGTGCGGGCCAGCGGCTGGTGCGTCGCGCTCTACCTCACACCATCGACAGAAGCTCACGGCGAGTCGCTCCCGTTGGATCCGTAGTAGGGGAAAAAAGGTCTCAATTCATTCTCCGTCTGGGCCGGGCAGCACGGAATCGACGGCCCGACCGGCATTGACCATGGCGAGGAACCACTGCGAGCGGTGGTCTGCGCACATGCTCGCCGTGATCCGGTGGATGTCACGGTATGCGACCCCGAGCGCCACCCCGATAGCGAGCGCCTCAAGCTGACTCCTGCCATCGACGTCGCACACCGGGCAGCACACCGCGGCCCTGGACTCCAGGGCCTCGTCGGTGAGCCGGTCTTCGGGGCTCACTGCATCACCATGCACGCCGCCACGGCCAGCGCAATCCTGAACCGCTCCGTCTTGCTGCGCCCCTCGGCCGCCGCCCGGCGCAGCTCGGCCGCCATGGTCTCCCGGAGCGCCGTGGCGGCCTCCTCGCGCGTCCGGTACGTCGCCCCCTTGACCGGGAGCCAGTGCCCCCGCGTCGGTCCCTCGTGCTGCCTCTCGATTCGGTACATGGTCTCACCTCTCCTGCGGTTCGTCGCTACACGCGCGCACGAGAAGCGCGCTGAAATAGTGGCCGTCTCTCCGACCTGTCACCCCATCCGGCTTTCTTGGCTTGGGGTTGCCCTCATCTACGTCTGCCGGCTTGACGAGCGGCTCTTCATCAGACTTGCACCGCTGTAGGGCTCTTCACCCAGCTCCCGCGCGGATGTCGTCGCGAGGTCCGTCCGCGCAGAACGGTGGTCTCGCGACCTAGGGAGGCTTACGGGTAACGCAGTCTGAACCCTGAGAGTCTATGTTCGTTCCCTTTCTCGCGTGTCCTCGTTGAAAGCGCGCACGTCACCTTGAGGCAACGGCACACCTGTCAACACTTGCGCCACTCGTGTCCTTCGTCGAGGTATCCGTGCCACCCGTCGCTGACCTCGATGAGCTTCTCGCCGTCGTGGCTGCGGTGCATGTCGCCGAGCGACGCGCGGATCTCCAGACTCCCGTCCGGGCACTCGCGGTAGGTGTGCGGCGGACAGGTCACGTGCTGAATCGAGCGCGCCAGCGGTGGCGCGCCCGGGTCACGCGCGTTGGGCTTGAGGAAGAACACGGCTTCCAGGTCGCCGGTGTAGCCCCTGATCGGCCCCATGTAGTCGCCCGGCTCCTTCGGCATCTCGCCGAGCGGCAGTCGCTTGCCCTTCATTTCTTCTCCTCCTTCGGGTCGCTGAGCCCCCGCGTCGCTTTCTCTGCTCGCTCAAACTCGTATCGACTGCGTACGCGTCCCTGGCATTCGTTACCTAGCCAGCATGCGGGGTCTCCGCAGTGGCCGCAGATCGCGCGCTCCGGTAGCTCCTCACGTTCGATGGTCTCGTCGGGGTACGTCGGAATCTCGCTCATGGTCCTTCACCGTTCCTTCGTTTCGTCGTTGAAAGCGCGCAGCGTTCAGCC